CTCCATTCTTTCTTATAATTAAAGCTGTTGGCATATTATTAACAAAATACACCCAAAGTTGTGTTCCCGCATAATTATATGCTTTTTCATATGATGAAGCATAAGCATATGTTATTTTATTTAAATAATCAATATAAGCATATGATGTATTAGCAATGCTTTCATTTGATATTTGATTTCCAGTTATCATATCGTAACAATATGCTTTATTATTAAATATGAAGTAACAATAATTATTATAAGAAAAAAAATTTAATGATGTATACCCAGTTAAGACATATGTTTCTGCGCCTGTTGATGTCCCATTTTGATTAATTTTCTGATAAGTAACACTTGAGCTATTTTGTCCCATAATATAAATGTAGTTAGTATCAGCATATATTCCTATTAGTGTCGAATATGCACCAAAGGAATGCGATAATGCACAAGTCCATATTAAAGCACCAGTTGTTGCATTCCATTTTCTTAAATTTGCGCTATCAACAGTATAAAAATATCCATCATTACAACTATAAATTTTTGCATTTGATGAGGTTACTTGTATTGAGCTTTGGACTTTTGAATATGTTAGTTTATTAATTATTTCAATATAGTAGCCACTTCCAGTATAATACCAATAATAAAAATTATTATTATCAATACAAGCTGGTCTATATGCTGTTGTAGAAGGTTGTTGCATTATTACTGTTAATGGCGCATTCTCTAAAAATTTTGTTATTGATATTTTGTCGCCTGCTCCATACTGTAGTTTATTTCCTGTTATCCCTGCTATTGTTACGTCTTTTCTTATATTGTCTGCTGTTAACTGACTTTCGTCCCTTGTTCCTACTTGGTCTATGTCAACCTCCGTACTGTATGTTTCGCCTGCTAGTACCTTGTCGGGGGTTACTGTTCCTGTGGCACTAGCCTTGATAAAAAAACATCCTGCTCCACTATCTCCTGAAGTACTATACCAGACCGTATACGCCTTATCTTTTTTTAATGTTGGGACATTGGTTGTTCCTGGTTTATATAAGTTTTTTCCATTAATTGTGGTAGCAGCTCCGCTATTATCTGCACTTGCAATAAAAGTTTTAGGATGCAAATCTTCCAATACCACATTTGTAAGTGTTATTGCTGTCCCAGTTCCTCCTGCAAGTTGGTACGTATAATCTGCCTTATGCGTAGCAAGTGCATCTGCATTAGCCTTTAATTGTTCATCTATAATATCCATATTTCCATTCTGATCTTCTACATTATAATTTTCTGTCCCTAATGGTTTTTTGAGGTTATAATTTGTTGTATTATTTGCCATCTAATTACCTCCTATCTAAAATTGATGAGTTCTTATTTCATCATTAGTTAATACTGCTAATTCATCATGTGTATGTCCACTTATTGTATTATAGGTATTATAGGTATATGCAAAAATAAAACCTAAGTGTGCAGGCTTAATATCCTCTACAGCTTTCTGCAAATCATCCATATTAGGAGGTATGCCCAAAATACTTATAAACTTAATTGTAAAGTTATAATTAGCATTATCCTCAATTACATCTACTTCTCCATTAGAAAAACTTTCAGAAATGTTTTTTATAAGGCTTACTGTAACAGTGCCTTGCCCTCTTAATTTAGATTTAATTCTGCTACGCCTGAAGTTAATATCATAATTATTATTAACTTCTATGCCAAGTTCCTTTTCCCATCTTTCTAATGTGTAATCCGCTGTGTCTACGAAAAATTGATTTAATATATTATTTAACTCATCATTAAAAGCAGTTAATTCAATTGAATTTGAATTATTGATATTGTCAATGACTTTACTAGTTTTATAATACTTTGGCATGTAGGAAAGTAAAGTACTTTTATCCAACTGTAACCACTCCTAACACAGCGACTTCTTCATCTGCTACCGATACATTTGATGTACCAGTATTAACAGTCAGTCCTGAATAATCTAAAACACCAGGAGTATCTAATATTAAACCGCCTATTTTTGCATAACTAACATAGGATTCTATAAACGCTATTCCTTTTAAATAATCAGTTATTTCACTTTCTATAGCAGCTTTTACACCATCTAAATTATAATTATTAGTATCTATAGTTAATGCAATTCCTACATCAATTGCCTTTTCCGTAGCACTTATAACAGTAACTGTAGCCCCAATAGGTCTAACTTCTTCTATGTGTGTGCTAACACTATCAATCAATGTGGAATCTGCAGCTCTTTTATTTGAATTTATTATTACTACTTTAACAGTACCATTGCCATTCCATATTGGAACTACTTTTGCATCCCCAACTCCTGAAACTTCCTTGGCCCAATTTTTATATTCATACTTATTACCACTTGTGGCAGGAGTTTGAACTTTATCATAATATCTTTGTCTTAATTCATCATCCGTTTCCTCATTATATCCATTAGTAAAAGGTGATGCATTGGTTACTGCCTGAATACCATCAAGAGTTTTAGGGAAATATTTAATAGCACCTGCTGGCACATTGCCAATTGTTCCTATAGATATACATTGTACTGTTACATCTATAGTTCCACTTTCAGGCATAATTGAATTACCAATAAATTTAAAAATTGCTGTGTCGCTTGATACATACTCGCCATCTGGTATAGCAGAACCAGCTATACCAGTAATAGTTACTATTCCGCTGCTGTACCCTCCTGATTTTCTTGTAAGCCCTTGTTCAGCAACTTTTTTATCCAAATCTGAGCCTGTTGCAGTATCCGCAAAAGCTTTATTAACTATATCATCCTGTTGCTTATAGGCACCTTCTAATTCAATAGCAACTGGCATTTCTGCATCATAAAAAAAAGAGCCTTCGCTCTTATCAAATTCACTACTAATATAGTTCAATAATCTGGCCAGTATTGTTTCTTTACTGTCAGCCACTATATAATCACCTCACTTACTGTACTACCATACACACTATTAACTGTAAATTTTACTGTTAGAGTTCGCTTATCTCTTGTAAACTCAAAATCACTTATTGATTTTATATTACTATTTGTCGATAAAGCTTCTCCAACTTCTCTCTCAATTTCAGATTTAATGAAAGCTATAGGAAAATTACTTGTTATATATTCAGATAGAGCAACACCATACCCGTTTACATATATTTTGTATTTATTTTTTTCTGTCCTTAATTTTTTCTGTATCCAATTTTCAAGTGCATCAATTCTCTCAATTTCTTGTAACTTTCCATCCTTAACTACAAAATCCCCTGTTTCATAATCAAACAAAAAAGACTTACCATTAGTTTTTACTATATTAGAACTATTGGTTAAATTATTTATATTAACCTCTTGTGTTGGAAACATTATCCCACCACCCTATCTATTATAAAAAATTTTTGCCCATTGGCAGTAGGGAGACATAAAACTTTATCATTGGGTTTTAATATATCCTTAAATGTAATTTGTCCGTTGCTTGTTACATTATCTATCACTATATCTGCAGCTTTAGTATTACTTATTAAATTACTACATATATAACAATTTTCTCCATTTAAAATCACTTTATTATTATATATTGAAATTGTTAAAGGTTCATTAGTTATAACGGTACCTAATACAGCTCCTTCAACTTCTTGGTTATCTCTTTGTTTAAACTCTTTTGCTAACTCTATATCCCAATTCATGGATTCACCTTCCATTCAATAGTTAAATTAACTTTATGCGTTCCTTTAGCTAATGTATGTGTAGCACTTTTAATTTTATAAAATCCACATAACCTTTTCCCTGCATTTAAATATATAAGCCTATTTGCTTTTATATCCTCTCCACCATTTATAACTAGTATGTTATCAATATTACAGCTGCGAACTATTTTATTATTTTCATTTAATGCATTATTAGCAATGGTTTGCGCTTTTGCTATATCTTTATCATCAACTTCCTGAATATCAGTTAATAAGCCATACCAATCTCGCCTATATGTGTTCTCTGCTGTAGCTATAATAGAGTTATTCTTTTCACTATTACTAACAATTTGTATTTTATTTTTCATATTTTCTATACTGCTTTCAGGATTTATCTCTTTAGGCAATATTATTGTAGGATTTATTTTCATATCCTGTAGCTTTCTAATGTATAGAATATTACCTTCAATTTCTTTAAAGTATTGAATCCCCTGGTCCTGCTTTGCCTGATCTAATATATCATCTATAATTTCTGCTATAGTCTTATTTTTGTATATTTTATTAATTTTTGTAGGTATCTTTACTATGTCACCAATAATATAGGCTTCATTTAGCATAGAACTTATTGCATCACTTGCAGTAATATTATTAAATTGCTTTATAACTTTATTTTTTAAGTATCTTGAATAATCCTGTGTAGTATAATTCCATGTCCATCTGCCCCAATTCTTTTTAATTATTACGCTTCTAACTAATTCCTTTGTATCACTGACTAAACTCACTACAGCGCCTTCAAATAAGTCCTTCATGCTTTGAAAGGATAACTGTGAGCCTAATGTATCAACATCACTTTGCCATGTAACAGAGTTCGAATTATACAAAATATCGCTATTCCCAGTAATTAATTTATACATTAAATCACCTCCCTCATTTTAAAGCACCATTAGCATCTACAGCATATCCATCTTGTGTAGTGGTATTCACATACAAAGCTCCGTTAGCATCAAAGCAATACCATATACCTCCAATTTTAAGCCATTCTGACTTGGCCATAATACAATTATCTTTTAAGTAATACCATAAGCCATTATATTGTAACCATGTAGATTGTAGTGCATATCCTTCTTTATTAAAATAATACCATTGGTTATCTATTAACTGCCAACCATCAGTATAATATTTATAATTGGCTACATCAGTACAATACCACCATCCTGTTGCATCTTGATTCCAACCATATACGTAAACACCATGAGAATATTCTCTCCATTGCTTAAGACCTAAAGTATATTTATAATCACCACGTTTAATCATGTGATAATCAAAGTTTTCAATGGAGAATTTATCATTAATATACGTCTGACTATTTGAATTGATTATTACTATTCTAATAGGCTCTACCCTATCTATTGCATTATTAAAAAGATCTATAAAGTCAGTAGCTAAATATACACTTCTTGCAAAATTATATTTTTTCATAGGCAGCCAGCTATCAAATGATAAAGTTGTTAATCCTGCCTTTTCTATAAAATTAAATGTACCATTATCATATGTTTCAAATTCCTCATTACTTATCTTTCTAGATATAGGAGGCAATTCTTCCGGAATAATTGGTAATTGTAAAACTTTTGTTTTATTATAGTCTGCAATATAGATATCATATTTCATTTATTAATTACCTCCTTACATATTTTGTAATACTGTTAGAACTTTATTAGCTACATGCCCTCCAACTTCATCTGCAAATTCTTCATTTCCTATTACATTGCCTTGTACTGTTACATAAACAATAATTTTACCATCACTCATTAATTGGGTTGATTTATCTGCAGGAATAACCTTAGCTCCGCTTGGTAAGTCAACTATTTCACCACCATGTTCATTAATTCTAGTAGCTCCACCTTTCCAATATTGAGTTCCAGTAGCATTTCTGCCTAAATCCATTGATTTTTGCACCGCCAAACTTGTTTTTGAATTATCCTGAGAGGTTCGATAACCTACATTAGCGATTTTTGATATATTAATACCTGGAAGTTTATTTAATTTATCTATAAACCAATTTATTTTATCTATGCACCAGTTAACACCGCTTGTAAATGTAGCTTTAATGCCATCCCAGAATGAAGATAATTTTGATGATACGGTCCCCCAGTTTCTCCATAAAGCAAACCCGGCAGTTATTAATGCTGTAATACCAATAACTACCCATCCAAATGGAGATAATACTAACGTACCATTAAATATAGCCCATATGACTTGAAGCCCCATTATAGCAGTTTTTAATGCCATTGCAATCCTAACTGCTACCATAAACCCAGCAATAGCCACTGCAAAGGTTTCAAAAGTTTTTTGATGTGCCATAATAAAATTACCAACTTTTGATACAATATTATATATTTTTGTAAATGAATCTGAAAAGCTTTGGGATGCTCTCTGTATGGTACCATCTGTTTGCCATTTTGAGAATGTATCAGATAATTGTTTAACTTTTGATTTTATCTTGTCTAATAAGCTGCCCTGCTTAATAGTACCATCATCCATCATACCTGCAAAATTAGCTAATGAGGATTTAGTTACACCTGTTACAGTGGACCATAAACCTTTTATACTATTTGATTGTTTTTCCATTCCTCCTTTAAATCTATCAGCCATTATAGCTTCGAGGGCCTGATTAAATTTCTGTTGATCTACAATTTGCCCCTTGTTATTTATAACCGTTTGGTTTCTAAACATCTGATTAGATTTTTCTGTTATTAATGCTTTAGTAATACCAAATTCTTTCAATCTTTCAAGTTCACCTGTCTGAGCATCTATCATTGCTTCAACAGCCTGGTCAACTGGTTTATTAGTAGCAGCAGCCATATCACCAACTAAAGGTAAATATTTTTTTGCACTTAACCCCATTGCTTCAAATTTGGATGCTGCTTCAACAAGTTCGCCACCTTCAAAAGGGGTTTTATTAGCTAAGTCTATTGCATAAGACATAATTTCCCCAGCTTTTTTAGTATCTTTAGTTGCAGTTTCTAATTGAAGTTTATATCCTTCCAAATTCAATGACTCACTAAGTCCAGTTTTGAGTGCAAAAGCTCCGGCTATACTTGCACCTACAGCAGCGAATTTTAATGCTTTACTTGACATTTCATCAGCTTTTTTCTTAAAATTATTAGCCATATTTGCAACTTGTTTACTTGCCTTTTGAGCATCCTTACTCATATTATTTATATTTTTAGATACTTTTACAAATCCGCTGCTCATATTATCTTTTAAATTTAATATTGTACTGATTGTTTTGCTTGACACAGTTTCACCTCCTTATTTTTCACTAAATAAGGCCTTATATTTTTCAGTTTCCTCTTCGTAATATTCTTCTCTTGCACAATGAAGGAATTGTTTTTCTAAGTAACTTAAATTTGCTAAATCACTTAATTTATATCCTCTTACTGCATAGAAAGCGAACATATTCATTTCTTCATCGTGCTGTACTAGTTTTTTATTTTTTCAACCTTTCCCTGGACATCAATAAAATCAGCAAGTTGTTCACCAATTGACATTATTTCACCTAAGTCAAATAATGCATCTACAGTATCAAATGGATCTACTACTCCTAATTTATTTTGCAACTCCGGATTCTGAAGCATTTCACAACATTGATATATTAATTTTTTAAAAGCTTCTACCATTTTTTCAGTATCTTCACTATTTTGTATATCATCAACAACATTAAATATGAATTGATCCTTGGGCTTTTTAAAAGTCATAATAGCATCCATAGATACAACGTAAATATCTATTGTTTTATATCTATCTTTTTCCCTCTGAATTTTTTTCTTTAATAAATCTTCAAAAGTTGCTTTTTTTGCAGTTTCCTTACTCAATTTAATTCCTCCTAACTAAATAAAAAAAGCACTATAATAGTGCTCTTTTTTTAAGCTGATATTGACTCAAGTGGTTCATAATTAGAAAACTTAAATGGGAAATCTTCTTCTATTGGTTTTTTTGCTTCAAAGGCAGCTAAATTGAACTCGGTAATTGTTATATTACTAATTGAGACTCTTTCTGATTGATTAGTTGAAACATCTTTTAATGAAGTAACAATTTTTATATCTGGCATTATTCCAGATTTATATGCATCTGCAACTAGCTTCCAAACCTCAGAATCAATTTTTTGCAATGTTAATGTACCTTCTCCTGACCATCCATTGTATAATGAATACGTTGCATTATCACCGCAAAAATTAGTATCGTCAAATTCTCCTTTAACTTTTGCTTCAATTTTTTTTACATTAGCAAGAAGTTTTCCATTAAACCACACATTACCATTGTTACCCTTAAGTATTCTATTTACATTTATCAATTATCACACCTCCTACGCCATATTAAATTCTAGGCTGAGATTTTCCATGGCTCCTAAGATTTTTATATCACCTAATAAAAATACACTACGTTTAAAAGATGATATTCTTACTTTTGCATCATCCCAGGTACTAGCTTCTGTTGTACCATTTGCTACCCAAGCAGCCCTCTGCGCATCAACATTTATTCCTACTATGTTATTATATTCACTGTCAAGTACATCTTCATCTGATATATCTTTTAAATAACTATTTACAGCACTAATAAATAGAATTTGATTATCATATTTATTCTTATATAATCCCTGATAATCTTTAAATGCGCTGTTAATATCATCATAGATTAGATCCATGGCTTCAACTATATCTATATACTTCATATCCTCAGTTGTAGTTGTTCCATCTGTGGTTTGCAATGAGTTTATTCCTAGGCCAACTTTAACCTCATCAACATCATTTACCAATATAAATTGTCCGCCACCAACTGCAGTATTATTATCAGCAACTTCTTCAACATGAGTTAAATTACTACATACATAGTTAGTTGCTGCTCTTGTGATATTACATGAAGCTAATATTCCTATAATTGAAGGACAATATTTCTCACCTGATTGTGCTGCTCTAGTATCTTTGAAAGTTACTGTATTATTATAAAGATTAACTATATGCTTGCAATCCGTTGTTGCCGCCTTATAGCAAACTGATTTATAATACTTTTTCAATGATTCTTTTGTTTTGCTCCAGCTTGCTAAAGCTGCAAAATCTTCTGTTGATCCATCAGCTATAGTTACCCATCCTGTTTTAACATTACCCTCTAAAACAGTAAACGCATTCGCTATTGTATCAACTGTAGTATCTATTCTTACTATGCATACCTTATACGGATTGAATGTGAATATATCTTTAATGTATTGATAATTTGCAGCTGAATAATCTGCTTCAACTACATCCGTTAATTGGCTATATTCTTTATAATCAAAGGTTTTATTTGTATCATCTCTAATTATTAGAATTGCATAGCCTCTTTTACTTCTAGCAATTATATTACTTGCAAGTTTCTTAAATATTATATCTATGCTAGGCATTGTAACTGGCATATTTTCACTCTCCTCCTAAATATCTAAATTTAATTCATCCATTGTTTCGCTTGTATCAGTATCAGGTAATAATTCGATAGTATATAACTCGAAACTGCATTCTAAAACCGAATCAATTACTTCACTACTAACATCATCAATTGGTATATAAAAGCTACCATTTACTATTAAATCATCAAGAAAAGCATTTTCGATTAAATCTTGCATTTTAGTATTATCAATTTTATATTTATATTTATCTTTGGCAAAAAAATAAACCCTACATGTAAGGTTTTTATCTCTGCAGCATGAATTAAACTTTCCGTTAATTGAATTTCCTAATTGTACTTTTATACTAGGTCTTACAATCGGTTCGCTGATGTCCTCAGCTATTAGAGGTACTGCACTAAATTCAGTACCTACTAATGCTGCCTTAATTTTATCATTTATTGCTTTATTTATTTCTACTAGAGTTACCATTTTATAACCCCTTTTCTAACATATCATCGATGAACTTTTCTGTATCTCCAAAATATTCTTCTCCGAAGGCTTTTCTCGCATCATCCATAAAATTAAATCCTGGTATAAATTTTTCCTGGCCACTTTGTCCTTTGTGTGGCTTCCATATAAATCCTTTATCTAACAAATGTGCATGTGGACTGCTATTAAAGACTCTAGCACTCCATGCACCATTATATTTATATACTTTTCCACTCTTAAAGCCTTTAATTAAGCTGCCTGTTCTTTCTTCTATACCTTTACTTTTGTAAATGCTTTTATTTTTATTATTAAGCTTACTAGCCTCCTTCTTTATAAATTTTTTAGATTCATTAGGCATATTATCATTAGCTAAACTAAGTAATTTCTTTTCAAGTTTCGTCAATTCAGTGACATCTATTATATCTGCCATTATTCAATCACTTCCTCACAAAACAACTCCAATGTTTCATTTTTAAAATAAGGATTAAGTATATAATCAATATTGAATCTTTTACCTCTAAAAATAATATACATATCCTGAGTAATGTCATTACCCGCACCATATCTCACTATAATTTTATGAGTAACATTTGATAAAATAGTGTTTGCTTGTTGAACTTGAAGTTTTCCTGTTTGAGGCATTATAGCAGCCCATAATGTTTTAATCTTACTAGGAGAATATTCAGTTTCTCCTAGTTCATTTGTAGTTGATACATTGCCCCAAATATCTATTCTATGTCTTAATTCTCCAGGATTCATTAAACATCACCTAACTTATAAGCTTCTAATTGCGCATACATACTAATTATTACTGGGCTTAACTTGGATGATCCGTCTCTATTTTCATACAAATCAGTTATTATCATCTTTTGCAATGTTTTGTAAAGCTCTAATGCCGAAGGAACGCTTTGAACATCTATTAAATCAACATTTGTAGACTGTTTTATCAATAATTGACTTGTATTTATCAGAGATACTAAAGTAACATCATCATCAGTGCTATCAATTCTTAGCCATTCTTTTAATTCTGTAAGATCATTTTCACCCATTCAGACCACCTACACAATTAGATATGCATCTACAACTTTGCCAGCTAAAGTACTATTTAATTTTATTGTATTATTTTCTAAAATAGCAGAATCTACCGCTACTGTTGGTGCTGTGGCTTCTTTTGCATTATCTAAATAAGCAAGCAAAACAGTGTTATGTGATAATTTATAAGGTAGCCCAAGTTTTTCACCAAAGCCTACACTTACTGTATCTGTCCCAGCATGAGTTTCAATAGGTAAATCTATTTCTGTAACTGTTTTAAATGCTTTAGAACCTTCTACTGCTGTGATACCATTTAATACAATAGTTTCTGTTATGACATCACCATTATAATTAGTCCCCTTTATAACAACATTGCCTGCAATTCCTGCTGCATTGCCTATTATTTTGATATTTCGTGGCACCGCTGGGTTTGTTATATTCGCTGTTACTGCTTGTGTAGCTGCTGTTAATGCTGTAGCCGCTAAAACTGCGGTATTACTTCCTGCCACGGCAGTAGCAGCACTTACCTGAAAATGCGCTAAAAATGATTGATCTACATTTATACCTTTGCAATTAGTTTGTATCGTTTGGCCTATATTAGGGTTATATGGATAATAATTCATATATTTTCTCCTTTCTAACTACACTATATTACTTAGATAAAAGGCAAGGATATTTCACCCTGCCTCAAATTATTAAGCTTTTTTAATTCTTTCAAATCCTTTGTAAGCTGCTACATTACCGCCGGAGTAAATATCACCAGCATATGCGACCATGCCTTCCCCAAATTTGTAATCTGTAGACATTTCAACATCAATGTCCGAGAATACTGGCATTTCATAATTTTGAAGTACTCCATATGCCATACAATATGTCCCTGATGCTGTTGCATCAACTGAGAGCGCTGGGCATGCACTATTTAGTACATAGTTTACTGAGAAACTATCATCAGAGGATATTGTTCCAGTATTTCCATTAGTAACAATTTTGTAAAGTTTCTTCCCATCAGCTGTTCTTATTGCTGCAAATGCTGAAAGGTCTTTTTTGCTTAAGATTAAATAAGCAGTGCCTTCAACATCTTCATCACCACCATAGCCAAATACAATAGAATCTAGTGTATCGGCATCTATTTCAGTAATTTCAAGGTCGCTTGCTGCAGGGATTACATTTTCCGGAGCATTGAATATACCTACAAAATGGCCTGCTTCCCCATCACCTATTAATATTTCTCTTGCTATCTTTCTTCTAAGTGCGTTTCTCAAATCAGTACCAACTTCTCCTTGATAGTCAATGTTTGGTAACTTAATAGACTGCTTTGAAATTTCAGTATAATCAGTTAAATATGTCTTTGAAATAGTTACTTTATCCCATACAGAGTCAACATTTTTGTATGCTGTATTTTCTGGTGTATAGTCTGGTAATTCAGTAACTGGTACTTTAAAACCTTTTGTATAAGTTTCTCCCCCCATCATTGGGACAGCATGTACTAAATCGACTAATGATGAAACTTGGTTGAAAGTAGGATTTAATGTGTTACTAGTTTGGTTTGGTACAACAAGATTACTACTTGCAACGGTAATAGCACGTGAAATAGGGAGTTCACTTCTTACATCATATGTTACTTTCTTTCTATCTTTAAGATCCTGCCCTCTTTGTTCAAATTTAGCTTTTAGTGCTTCTGCCTCTGACCTTTGATTTGATGGTTCACTTCCACCATTTAGGCCAAAAGTACCAAGTATTTGAGACTTTCCTATAGGTGATTTTCCTCTTCCTTCTGCTGGCTTTCCTTCACCTTCTTTAGGTGGCATTGCTGCAATATTAGGATCAATTTGTGGATTAGCATTTCTTGCTTCTTCAGCTTCAATTTCAGCTATCATTCCATTTATTTCAGTTATTTCACTATTCAATCCATCAATTTCAGTTTGTGCACTTCTGATTTCCCCAATTTTATCAGTAGAATCAACTGTCTTTTTTAAAGCTGCTTTTCTTTCTTCTTTTGACTTTAATAATTTTAATAATTTTTCTTTCATTACTCTTCACTCTCCTAAAATTTTAATAATGTTTGTACTCTTAATCTTTCAAGTTCAAGTTTTCTTTTTTCTTCATCTTCTAAACTCCCCAGTTTTTTAGATCTTGCATTATCCAATGCTAGTTTTGCACTCTCCAGTGCCTCTTTATCTCTTGATGAAGATATATCAGTACCGTCATAAGCAGGAAAACTCACAACGGAAACTTCTACTACTTTATCTATTTTTTCTATGTGTCGAGTTGGCATATCAGTTTCTAAGCCTTCCCATCTTTCCTCAGCCACATAAAAAATAAAACTCATACCATCCATATCTCCTCTGGAGATTGAACTATACAAGCTTTTAGCGTCATTGTTATTCTCAACATCTAAGTTTGCTCTAACTGCTAATCCCACATTGTCTACTTGTAACTGTAATGTAGAATTAACGTTATTATTTCTACTTCTTGCAAGTGGAATATTGTCTAAATCATGGTTTACGCTTAGTAATACATCTTTAAAATCTGTACCATCAAATGCTCCACGCTCTATTACTTCATTAAACCAACCGCCAATATTAGTTATTTGATTAAATACTGCAGCATGACCACTTATTACTGATTGATTAGAATCCTGTGTTGGTTCTATTGCCCTTAAATCAGCCATAGTGAAATTACGTTTTGTCCTTTCCCCTGTTGTGGGAAGTTTATTTTTAGCCATTATTTCTCCCTCCTATTCTTCATTTCCTTCGCTTACTTGTACAGTATCATCTAAAATTTGTTCTGCATCATCTTTGCTTATTCCAAAAGATGATGTAATTATTGTAATTGCTGAATTTTTACCTATAGTCCCATTTTTATAAGATTGAACAACACTAATAAGACTTTGAACTTGTGCTCCATTTAACTTACTTCCTGTTGTTTCTTCTGCTGTACTAACTATTTTATCTTTTTTATCAGTATTAATATTAATACTTGTATCTCCTGTGCCTGCTTTTGTCATTTGATATTGTGTAGCTATAGTTGTATCTACATAATTTAGACTTATGGTCCTTCTTCCACCGGTTCCATCTGCTAAAGGTGGATAACCTAATATTGCAAGCTTTTGATCGTCCCTTAATAATCCCTGCCCACCTGCAATATTTAATAAATCTAACTTAGACTTAGTGCTTAAATACATCATATCCTTCTGATAGAATACAATTTCATTGCCTACGTCTAACTCTCTTTGACTAAACATACACTTAGAAAATGCCTGACCTAATCTTATTAATATAGGTTCCAAAGTTTTTTCATAGAATGCTTGATAATCATCATCATTGTATGTCCCTGTTAGTATTGGAACCGATACTCCAAACCAATTTAAAACTTTATCTTGAAGAAACTGCATTGTATCCTTATCAATTAATTTTGGGTCTATAGTTAATGGTGTATAATCTCCTTTTAAATCCATAGGCAATATTCCAGTATCACCACTCGCTATTGCAGCTTCAAACTTTGTTCTTTCAGCCTTTTGTTTATCATCATCAAGCATGGTATTTATTTTTAAAATTCCTCTAATATTTAGGGTCGTTTTAATTGCTTTAGCAATACCTTGTAATGCTGTATCGTTTATTTCTAGAACTTTTAATAATGCGGCATTGTCAGGTTGCCCATTTGCCCCGCCGCCCATAATGTCATTTACACTAAACTTTTTTCTGATATGAATCACATCGGAATAAGGCAACGTATAATTATTACCATTACTAAAATAAAACTTTACAAACATAGTTCCGGTAGGATCCTGCAGAAAATCAACTTGCGTAGGATTCAAAGGATAAAACCCAGTATAATAAGTTTGCAGATTTCCGTTAGCATCGTAATAAGTATCATAAGTGGGATATATAAAAGCGTTGTAATTCATAAATAAAAGCCATATGACCTTTTCTATGAATTCAGAAGTTGTCATTAGTGCGTTGGGTGCAAATTTAAAAAGTCTGTTTATACTACTTTTAGGTATTTGCTGTAACCCTGCGCTATTAGTAAAAATATGCTTAGGTTGCAACTTGCTGCATTCTGTTGCTATAACATCTATGCAATTCTGAACTATATCAGATACATAAATATTCTTTCCAAATTGGCTAAAGGCTGGATAACTTCCATCAAGTAATTTTGCATATTGTAGATTTTTATTTGATTGATTATTGTTAATTAAACTCTGTAATAACATCCGCTATCCTCCTTTCTTTGCAATAAAAAAAGCAAATGCAATGAAGCAAATGCCTAATATAATATATCCTGCAGGAATAAATATTTTAAATACACCTATAGATAACAAAATAGTTCCTAATACTAAAGAAATATCATCCAAACATTTTAATATTATATTCCCTATAGTTTTTAATATTTTATCTATTTTCTTTTTCACTCAATCACCACCTTATGCGGCTCTTTTTACTAATTCTAAGAATTCTGTCCTGTTATCAATGTAAACTCTATAACATATTATCGTTGTCACAGCTCCATCAATTTTTTTATCATCCTGTCCTTGAACTTTTATTGGCATAATATCTTGCTTTGAATTTAATACAAATGCTGTATTTTCAAGGCACCATTTATCTACTGGATTATTATTGTATATAATTAACTTACTCTTTAAATCAGTTTCAACAAGCTTCATAGGTTCGCTCATTGTGCCAAAGTCCTGATTTATTCGAGCCATATCAAAACCATAGCTTTCCATTTCCTTAGTCCAGTATATTGCTGACCATTTATCGTAGCCGGTCTTATATACTCTAATGTTATAATCCTTATAAAGTTTATAAAACCATGCAGTAACTAAACTAAAATCATTTTCATTTCCTGAACAAACTGTAATATATCCTTGCCTTATCCATTCTTTAAATTTTACTAAATCCTCTTTATTTAATTTCTTTAATTTATTTTCAGGAATAAAGTACTGCTGATAAAAATATTTATGCTCATCATTTGGTTTCATTAACATTATTCTTGCGCTTGTTAAATCACCTGTCTTTGATAAGTCTCCTGCACCAATAGCAAAACAATTTCTGAAATCTTCAAGTCTAAATGTTGTTTCATTTACAATATCCTCTGTAGTAAGCCATGCAGCTGAATTATTTTGTTTAATGTTAAAGTCTTTGCTAAGTACAAATACTCTTGTAGGTTTACTTGTTTTAGCCTCTTCAATCATTTGCCTTAAAAAGCTTTTTTTCTTAACCGCAACTAAAGATGGGTTAGATTTATACCAGCTGTCTTCATTCTGCCAGATCTCTCTTTCATTGTCCTGAGTATAAAGCCATATTAACCAGCGCGGTCTTTCAAGTTCACCATTTAAAACCTGTCTAGCATCTTTCAGTCTTCCATCTAAATAGCCATCATTAACAATTCCTTCTGTACTTAATTCAAAGTATAATGGTTCATCCTGTGTCGATAGTGCCTGCCTTATAGGCATTATTGGGCTATTATCCTTTAATTCATGGACTTCATCTGAAGCGCCAACCTTAATATTTCTTCCCTCTTTGGCTCCTGCTTTTGCGGATATTTTTTTAATACTGCCATGATTTTGCCAACTGAATTTGCCTTTCTTCCTAGTTTTCTTTATGTCTCCAAAGAAAATTCCCTTAACATTACTCCTTGTTACTTTGGCAATGCTAGGAGAATCTGTTCTCATATTATTTATTGCATCAAACATTAAACTAGCTTGTTCATAATCATTACTAGAGCATAATATTTTGGTACCAGGTTCACCACAGAAAAATTCAGCTAAACATATTGCACCTATAAGTGGGGTTTTACCATTTTTTCTACCAACTAGGAATAATATATCCTGATATAATCTTACTTGCCTTCCGATTTCTTCATCATAAATCTTAAATGAGTAAATGGCTTCTATAAACGCCTTTTGGTAAAGCAATAATATAAATGGTTTCCCTGCAAATGGTGCTTCACTATGCTTACATTTAGTTTCAATAAATTTTATTCTTTTATGCGCATCTTCAAAGTCTATCGTTATATCTTTGTTATCAAAATGAGTAATTAATATATCTAACTGCAGCATTAATTCATGGCCAATTATTATTTCTCCACTTTTACATTTTGAAATATATTCAAGTAGCCATGAGTATTGACCATTGTAGGTAAAATCAATTATGTTAGGCATTAATCATCAACTCTTTTGAAACTACATTTAAAGCGACCATTATCAGTATTAATAATTACATCATATCTAGGTATTTCAGAGCCATTTTCTACTACATCAAAATGTTTTGACATTCCTTTATAGTACAAAATATAATGTGGCTCACCGTATTCAATTTTTATATCTGTTACTAAAATATCTCTAAAAACTTTAAGCATTTGTTCCGGATTTTCTCTGATTAAATCACTGCTTACTTTTATTATTCCTAAACGATGCCGCAAATCATTTTTCTTTAAATCATTATATGATGGTATATGTCTTGAATGATAATCTTTAAATTCACTTATAGGTACGACATATGCTGCGCATACAGGGCAGCATATACCTTCCTTCCCTACTCCGTGGAATATCGAATTACATTTCTCATTTAAGCACTTATAGACTAGATCTTGCATGATTTATCACCCCTATTCAAACTCTTCTAAATCGTCATCATCATCACCAATTCTTTTCTGCAGAACACCACTAAGTGTTTTTATTACAACTGCATAGCTATTAAGATTTTGTCTATACTCTTTTGCTGCTGGTAAAGGCTTTTGCAATGTTGGATTATCATGGTGAAATTTAATCATACCTGTTTTATCTAGAGCCTGTTTTAACACATAATTTTCTGCATATAAAAAAGCTGCATCTTGGATTAAACCTTCAACCAGCTTTTTATTGGATTCATCAACATCCTTGAATAATTCAGTTAACTTCACAAGTTCTCCTTCATATACCTTTTGTTTCAGCATTTTTCAAAATCTCTCCAATGATTTTCAAATTTTTTGCCGTGTATTAATCTACTGTGCGACATACGGTCTTGAGCTCAAGGGCAAAATTTCCTTGGTGGGGGGGAGTATTGAGGCCTTATTCACTATAATCATTAAACCATTTATCAATATAACCTCTCCATTCTTCAATTCTATATTGTCTTTCACTATCAATGTCTAGTCTTAAATAACACTCTTCCTTAGTTGCCTTACAGTATACAAGCTCTGCTCCTAAGTCTTCAGCAAGTCTCTCCCTCTTGTACCTATCAGCATAACCGCCAATAATCCAAGCATTATACCATTTACCGTAATGTGTTTTGATGTTATCAATTAAATAATTTCTAATACCTATTACATTACTTAGTAAATTATCTGGCTTATCATAAATAGATTGCATTGATACAGCACTAAACAATCGATCCATATCTATTACTATATCTCCACGTTCCATGTTCTCTAAAACAAATGTTTTCTTTCCTGCCAAAGGTGGACCATATACTAGATATACTTTCTTTCCTGGCTTATATCCGAATCTATGATGTTCTTTATCATGACAAGCATGACATATTAGTTCAATTAGATCAGGATTAAGGCTTATGCTATAATCATGCACATTCTCAGGTGTTAAATCAATCTTATGATGTGCATGTATATCTATAGGCTTCATTATTGGCTTTCCACATTTTTCACAAATGACTACACCATTCTTACTACGTTCAATGATTAAGTTTAATCTAAAGTTTCTCCATACATCTGAAGCATAGAATGTTTGTAGTACTGCATGCTTAGCCATTAGAGTTCACCAGATATTTAAATGGTATACCGCACAATATAAATGTCTGCTCATCAAATTGTTTTAAGTATTCATTGCATAAATTATCATTGATATTTGTATTTAATTGTTCAGGTGTAATGTTAAACGCTTCGCAAATATTATTTTCATTCATACTATCACCTACCAATTATTCTTTTCATCCATTTCCTTTTGATGTTCAAATCTTTCCTTTTCTAATTGAAGTTTCTTTTCTGCCACATTTTTTCTATTTTGGATATCTTCTTTTGTGCTATTAATATTTACTTTTAATTTTTCTATTCTTAATCTCTGTTCTTCAGTTGAAAGTCCATCTTTAAGCATATCTTCATATTGTTTTATTAGACTCCTGAGTAAACTCATAGCTCTTGACTGAGCATTTAAAAAAGTAGCTTGTTTATCCCATGCGAATTGAAGTTCATATTCTTCTTCTCTATAAACTTCTTCAAAGGTTTCATCTCCTCTTGGTCCTACATAATCAGATTGTACTTTTGTTTTCTTAAGTTCTTTAGTTAAGTCATTATGACTTTTAACATACATAAGCTTTTGCGCTCTGATTATGGCCGCATATTGTGTTGTAATTTGTGCCCATAAAATATCTAAAGTACTTGCATTACTTTCTTCAAGCTCTTTAATTATATTAACGGTTTGTGTTGGCATATATTTTGAATACCATCCAAACTTTCTAGCATTTTGATTACCTGAAGGTGTTGTACCAGTATGCCCAACTGCATTTTTATTTCCTTTAGGAGCACCACCTTGAGGATTATAATTTCCATTCCAGTCATCAGCAGTTTTCCAATATTCTATGTTTTTTTCTTTTTCATCAATCAATTTAGCTATTTCTTTTACTGTTATCTTTCCATAATATTTTTTATAGATTTCAAATGCTTTATCTCTGTTTGGACTTCTATTTCTTGCCATATTAATTCCTCCAAACATTACTAGGGAAAATAACTCGTAATAAAATGCTTTTAAAACTTTTAAAATAAATAATTAGAATTGCTTTAGTTGAACCGTTCCAAGCCATTTTAAAAATAATTTTTACGAGTTATTTTTTGTCTAATTTTCTTTACTTTTATAATATTTTTAATAAAATATATCTCAGCCATTATATATCAATAGTTTAAGCTACTTTTTATATAGTGCTTTAAAATCAGCAATAACATATAGGATTACGGATTTATTTTTTTAATGCATATATTAGTAGAAATTTTTATTTTCATCAAAAATAAGTATGTATCACCTAATTACTGATTATAAGTTTAATTTACAATTTTCTACCAGCAATTTTAGCAGCAGATTCTTTAACTTCATCATCTATCCCTAAATATCTTTTCGTTACCTCTACACTTTTATGGCCTAAAGCAATTCTTACATAATTGAGATCCTTTGTTTCTTCATAAAGCCTCCTAGCATAAGTTTTTCTTAAACTATGTCCGGTAATATTTTTTAAATTAATCTCTTTATCATCAGCAACTTTTTTTAATATATCTGAATAAGCCTTGGCTGATATATATTTGCTACCATCAAACTTTTGTGATGGGAAGGCATATTCGGACTTCTTTTTACCTTTAATATATTTTTTTAATATTACCTCAAGCTGATGTACAATATCATGCTGTCTTTTCTCAGTCATTTTCTTTAAAGATTTAGGATATTTTCTCATATGAGTTTTCCAAGCATTAAATTGTTTTTTCTCCTGTATTTCGAAATATCCATTCTTTAATGCTTCTTGAATATCGGATATAGTCAGATCTATTACATCTTGAATTCTATATCCGGTTGCAATATCTAATAAAAACAAAGTAATATTTCTTTCAGCCCACTCTCCACTTAATTCATCTAAACGATATTTAAACCGTTCATAATAAGTCTCTGGAATTGGCTTCGAAGGCTTCTTTTTACTCACTCATGCCTCACCTGCCTAATTGCTCCATTATGTCTGCAATAGCTATCATGCTGCATCAGTTTTTTTACATCAGAAAAAGAGAGATATTCTTTATTTTTACATTTTTTATGTTTATGCTTTTTATTTTTTCTAAGTTTTTTATAAGTTTTAGGTTGTTGTTTTGAAATTATCTCTCCAATTTTAATATCTCTCACCTTCCTTTCCAAAAAACAAAAAACACCAGTATTTTCAACTGGTGTCTAGCAGGGAATTTCTTGATTAAGTTATTAGTATTACCACCTAATTAGTATGGCCTGCGCTTTATTTTTCTTAGCGCCGTTAGTCTTTTAGCCATTTCTGACTTATAAATAAACTATACAATAGTGTTTTAAAAAAGTATATTATTTTGTCCCATAAATGTCCCACTTTTGTCCGAGTATTTTAAATATATATTTTAACTGTATATTTTTGTAAATTATAGAAAATATTATATTGTTCCATTAACACATATTATAACACGTGTTATATTATAATTGTAAGGAGGATATGATATGAAACCAAAAGAATTACTTAAGCAACTAAATAAAGATGGCTGGGTAGTAAAACATCAAGTTGGCTCACACATTCAACTAGTTCATCCAAGCAAAGCTGGAAAGGTCATAGTTCCATATCATAATAAAGACCTTGATATTAAAACAGTAAATAGTATTCTCAAGCAAGCAGGGCTTAAATAAATGCCATGTCGAATGAGAATTAATAATATAATTAATAATATAATTAATAATATACTATAAAAGGAGGATTGAAAATTGGATAAATATATTTTCCCAGCTATATTTGAGCCTGGCGAAGAAAAAGGTTATTGTGTAACTTTCCCTGATCTACCAGGATGTATAACTGAAGGTGATACACTTGAAGAAGCATATAGTATGGCAAAGGAAGCTTTAGAACTCCATATATACGGCATGGAAGAAGATGGAGACACTATTCCTTCACCAACTGAGCCAAGTAAAATAACAATTAATAAAAATTCATTTATAACATTAATTGAGGCATGGATGCCATTAATCAGAAATGAACTAGCTAATAAAGCTGTTAAGAAAACCCTTACTATTCCAAAGTGGCTTAATGATGCAGCAGAAGAAAAAAAGATTAACTTTTCTCAAGTGCTTCAATCAGCCTTAAAGGACTATTTAGGCTTAAAAGACAATAATGTTTAAAAGAGCCTCAAAGGGCTCTTTTAAACTTAAACTTCATTTTCCTTTATCAAAATATAATTTATCTATTTTTGGCTCAACTCGCTTACTTTTTATAGCCGTATCTTCTTGAAATACTCTATTTAGTAATTTTAACATAATATATATTATTCTTATAGTTGTTAATATTAAGTAACAAAATAAAAACATCCATATACTCGAAAAAAGAACATAATATTCTTTTAGTATTTTCCAGTCAAAAATTACTGCAAGAATAACGGAATAAATAATTATTATTAACCCAGAAGCAACTGGGAATGCAAAATAGCTTTTTAATAAATTATCAGCTTTATAATCCCTAATTGTCTTCATGATTTTTCTATTTGTTAATGTTAAAAGTATTGAGACCATAGTTATCAGAAATCCAATTATTATTGAACTAAAACTAATCGTATTTGAGTAAACAAATTTGTAGTCTACAAAATTTGAAAAATTTAATTTAAGAATATAGAAAAATACAGACACTAAAATTGAAAAAAAAAGTGGACCTATTCTTTCAATCACATTATCACCTTATTCTATTTTCAATTTTTTTGTTAAGCCACTCCAATGTTTATTATATGAATCTAATATATTTAATATTACATTCCCATGAGAAATTGGATTTGTCTTTGAATATTCCAGAACAAATTTATCTTTTAGTCTTTGTTCAATCAAATCTATTACTTCAACGTTTGTATCAATCTCCTCACTTGAACGTAACCTGAGTTTGTTAACATTCGGATCTTTGTTAAGTTCCAATACAGTATCAACTGAAAGATTTTGAGATAAAGTCTTACCCCTTTTAGAGTTGCTCATACTCATTGTTAATGTTGCTGTTGATGTATCAAAGTCATTAAATGCATCTAGAATATTATTTAATTGTTTAATGCCTGTTTTTATTTTTCTTTCTTTATTTAGCTCAGAAAACCCAATTTCAATTTTTCTAAATATATTACTTTTTTTTATTTTTGATAAATCAATATCTAAATCAATAACATCTAATGCAATATTATTATTATCAGAAACTTTCCGTAAAAAATCTAAAATTCCGGATGGCGTTATACCATCAACATTTCTTTGCAAAACAAGGACACATAACTTATTATCATATATTCCTGATATAGTTTCAGCTATTCCTTGATTATCCTTTAAATATTTAGACAACAACTCAGGATCATACTCGCCTTCATCATTTGCTATTCCTGGCAATAAATCCTTTCTTATTCTAACAAATTGTATTTCCCATAAATCTTTACAATTTACTATATTATCATGTTTTATTTTTTCTTCAATTGGTCGTACAATTTGTAGTCTTGCTATATCATCATGATAATCCCAAGTTCTTTCTTTAACATTCGTCTTTTGTGCCAATTCAAAAATCGGCTTTAAACCATATAAATTATTAGCTATTAACTCTCCATCCTCATAAATTTTCTCTCTACTTTGAAAATAATCAATAGAGATATTTTTTTTCTTACTTTTTTCTTTTTTCTTTTTTGGCTTTTTTTCAGCAATATCATTACTTTCAACATTAATTTTTCTTATTTTTTTAGCCACAATATCATCCCCTTCTTTATTTTTTTCTACAGAAAGGAGCAATATCCTTTAACTTTCGTTCGACTATTTCTGATATAAAATAACATTTTGCATCAGAAATTATTTTTATTCAATATATCCCAATGCCCTGGCAAAACACTCTAGAGCTCTATCTCTTAGCAAATAATAATTATATTTATTTAAATTTAACTGTCTCAAAACATCTTTCCTGCTGTAATCTCTAAAATATTTAAGTTCTATAATCTCTTTCATTCTACCATGGAGCCTATCATATACTTTTTCAATTATAAATACTTTTTTCTCTATGTCATTTTCTAATTCTGCCATGCTTTCAACTATACTTCCAAAACTATAGGCGCATCCACCTATAGGAATTTTTCTTGAAGGTACCCCTAGTCCATCTGCTTCAAGTTTAATAATCCAATCTGGATATCTTTTTAAATCGCTTTCAACTTTTTTAATAATCTCTTCTGTTAAAATCCTATCCTCTGATTTCTGTTCCATTGTCTCTCCTCCTCATTAATAAAATACAAAAGCACTGAATCACATTAGATCCAGTGCCTCCGTTTTTCGGTCAGCCATTTAAATTTTCTCTTTTTCTGTATAACTTGGTTTTATTACTAATTCCCCATTAGTGTGTTTAATATTAATTTCAAAATAATTTATTTTACCTACTTTGTCTAAGGTATCAATAGTAGTATCTATGGTTTCATATATTTTCTGTTTCAACTTTTCCTTTTCTTTCATCTAGTTCGCTCCTTTTAAGATATCTTTTTACCCTCTGACATGCAGTACTATCAAGTATTCCATATATTTCTCCGATTTCTTTCCATGTCATACCCTCATTTTTAAATTTAATCATATCTTTAGTGTCCTCATCATTTAATGGACTTTTTTTATCAAATTTACCTCTGTCCAGCACTTTATGAAAGGCAATTTCTTGACAAACTCCTTGAAATACCGAAATATATAAAGCTTCAACACAATTATTAAATCCATAATTAATCATTATGTTCTCCTCTTACCAAAGGTGTTCACAGTGAACACCTTTTATAAACTCTCATTAATAACTTTTATAGTACCCTTCATTATAGAATCAATTAGTTGTTTGTTTTCTTTTGAAATTGCTGTATTTTTTTCTTTATTAACAATTTTAATTAATACATTGGATGAAGCTGCTCTGAAATTTTTTAATAAAATCAATAATTCAGTATTATATTTTATTTCCTGTAAATTTGGATTCTTATTAATGGCTTGGTCAACTTTATTTGGATTTTTTTGTTTTTCCTCAAGTTCCTTAACTTCTCTGTTAAAATCTTCTCTAAGCTTATATATTTTTTTCTTCTCTTCTTCTAGTTTTAATGTTTCTTTTTCCTTTTCCTTTTGAAAAATATTTAGCTGCTGTTTATAAGTATCCTTGATTTGCTGAATTTCTTCTCTTGTTAAATCCATATTAGTTTTTAGTATTTCAAGCATAGCTTTTTGTGCATCTGTATCCATGGCTGCTATAATATCTGCTTTAGACATACTAATTTTATTCTTATCTAAAAGCTCCTTAATTTCTGGTATCAATTCTTTATTTATTTTTTGGTATCTACCAACTTGCACTCCTGAAAGTCCTAAGTCTTTACCAATTAAATCTCTTGTTTTGCCATCCAGCTTTTCACCAGTTTGTCTTTTGTATTTATATAGCTCTTCTAGTTTTTCTATTTGCTTCATTTTTTCAGCATGGGTTAACTCCCTGGTTTTTGCATTAGCCTGTATTAATAATATTTCACTGTCAACATCATTTAAGTCTCTAACCTGGCATGGTACCTTTTTAAAGCCAAGCTTTTTTAAGGCATGATATCTTCTCTCTCCAGATATTATTTCGAATGTTCCATCATTCCTCGACCTAACTAACAAATTATGATAAAGACCATTTTCTTTAATATCTCCAGCTAGTTCATCTATATCTCTTATGCCATATATATTTTTGGTACTTGGAATTAGCTTGTCTATATCAATGTTTTGGAGTTTAAAATCATCTTTTGCCTCAAGTGTATTTAGTTTATCCTGGAGATTAAGCGAGAGATTTTGTTTCAACATGTTCTATAACCTCCTGTGATAAAACTTTATAATCCTTACTGCTTGCAGCATTCTTGGCAAAAGTTATAACTGGCTTTTGTTCAAATGTTGATTGAACTAACTTAACATTTTCTCTAATAGTGGTTTTTAACAGTTTGTCCTTAAGTATTTCTTTAAGGTCCTTTTTAATTTCTCTATTTACTGCTGTCCTTTTATCCATGGTTATAAAAGCTCCTAAAAATTCTAATACTGGATTGAATTCATCTTTAATGTCATATATTTTGTCAATTAAGTATCCTAGTCCATCAATGGCAAACTGGTCAATTTTTATTGGTACTAAAACATAATCTGAGGCTACAAGAGCATTCGTAGTAAAAATACTTAGGCTTGGAGGACAATCAATTAAAATATAGTCATAATCTTTTTCAATATTTCTTAATGCTTTGATTAATCTGGTTTCTCTGCTTCTCATAGTGTTATTTATAATTTCATTTTCACATGCAGCCAGTTTAATATTTCCCGGGATTATATCAACATTTGCTATTCCAGTATTGGCTATAGCACTATTTACATCTAAAGATTTTTCCATAAGTACATCATAAGTTGACAGTTTTTGTCCTTTTATATCGTATCTGTTTAAATATTGGGTAGCATTACTTTGAGGATCTATGTCCACAACTAGCACTTTTTTACCCATTTCACTAAAACATGCTGCTAAATTTACAGTAGTAACAGTTTTTCCAACTCCACCTTTTATATTTACAATACTAATAATTTTCACAAGAATCCCACCTTTATTAAATTTTATATAAATCTTTAATTTCTTCTATGGACTTGCCCTCTCTTAACCAATGTTCAATTTCACTTGCATGATAAAGAAATTGCTCAATGTTATTACATTTAATTTTTTTACATAGATTTATTATTTCTTCATTTTCTTCTACATTCGAACCAATAGATTGAATCTTTTTCTTAATTTCAAGTTCCTTTTCATGTAATTTAACTATGTTATATAAATGCCCCATACTTATCTCCCATCATAAATATAATTAGATTATCTAAAGATTCATTTTCTTTTACCACTAAGTTTACCCATCACACCGACCCAGTAGCTTTTTTTCAAGTTCATTAAAGTCATAATCTCGCTGCTTGTAATTATTAAACGTATCTACCTGAGCCTTAACATTTGGTGGATTTGGATGCGGTTTATTGTCATAGTTACCATCAAAAATTTTAATAGCATTTGATGCCTTTATAATCCAATCAAAGCTGCATCCACTCCAGTTTCCACTTCTGCCTGATAAAAATTCACTGTTTTCAGCCCTAGTAAAAATATCTTTTATGACCTTAAAGCTTTTAAACTCATTCCAAAATGATTTTAAAGCTCTATTTCTGCTTTTGCTCATCTTGGTTGCTCTTGGCAGTGAAATACAAATGCTATTATATAAATTTACTATTTCTGAATATGGAATTTGCTCACGCTTATCAGATGTTTCATCTGATGGAGTTGGCTTATCAATATTCTCTTCAAAGTTATCCATATTATTCGCATTATCCACAATTTCATTTTTTATAGAATTATCTATATATTCTTCTTCTATATTCTCTATTCTTATTTCTTTATTCTCTATTCTTTCTTCTTCCCCTATAGGTATGGATACCGTATCCTTAGGGTATAAAATGCCTTCAAATATGCTATCTACAAGCAGTCCTTGCCTAGTGCAAATATCATATAATTCTTTAAGTAATTCCTGGTCTTTTACCTCTAATAAATTGTTATGAATACATGATATTACTGTAGCACTATTGATAAAGTTGTACTTCATCCAGTTAATGATTAATAACTCTTTTGTAGCTGTGCTATATGATATTTTTCCATAATCAATAAACCTTTTTAAAAGCTTGTCTACAGTTTCTCTATTATAACCAGTTTCTGCAGCAATTAATTGCTGTGGCAGCTCAAATATTCCGCACTGTGTAGTTCTTGTATTTGTTAGTAAATATACATAGAAGAATTTTTCTTCTGGTGTAAGGTCCATTACAAATGGATCTTGCCAATAACTTGTTTGTACCTGTCTGTATGTTCCTTTTTTACCCAAAGCAAGTATCTCCTTTCAAAAGCATCAGAATTTAATATCTTTTATCCCAAGGATCACGAAATTTTCTTTAACGAAGTGTATATCGTCAAGTTTATAAGTAACTAACACTGGCAGCCATGCCCCTGTATACATTCCTTTGTTAGGATCATATTCTTCTAATATCAACGTATCTCCAACTTCAAAATGCCTATCATTTTTTCTTACTTCAAATGGTTTATTTCCATTCTTAACTTCTTTAAAAAATTGTGGCCAGGTTTTTAGATTATGCACATTTGCCAAAATATCAACTCCCTCTATAATTGAATTCTTAACACGTTTAATAATTATCTATACTTTCTTCGTAAAATCTTTGAAATGTAAATTAATTGTTTAATTTTATTTATATTAGGAAAACTATATAAATTAAGACTCATATATATTTTCTATATAGGTACATAGAATTTTTGTAATTGAAAAACAAACAAGTGAGGTA